GGAATATGTCCTTGGATTGATCGCCATTGGTATTAACCTTTAGCTGACCATCTTTACAAAGAGCCTTAGCCCTTTGGAATTTATCTTGCATTCGAATACATATTCCAGTAAGAGGGTGAACGCCGAAATCAGTCGAACCATCGAAGTTAGCGAAAGGATTATCGCAAGTCTCCCCTCCAGTATAGTCCGTGTTTTTATTAGCGGTCATTCCTAGAATGTAATCAACTTCATTTGTGCGGAATTCATTCCACCACTTTTTATCGAATGAAGACATTGTTTAAAACGGACTGTCATCCACCTTTGGGGTGGGGTTGAACTCAGGCTTTGGCTCGGAGTTCTCTTTAGCCTCAGCTTGCTTATCTTCGGGCGCGTAATCAGCGGCTAAGGATAATAGCGGTTGACCATTACGGCCCGTTTTCTTCCACCCCTTGAGGTAGTACAACCCTGGCTCGCTGACGAAGATTCGTCCGTTGTAGTCAGGGTGGTTGTCTTTCTGCTTGCGGTCATTGATGCCGAGCAGTCCTGTATTTTCTCTGTATGTTGCCATATGTATTATTATTATTGCGGGTTAAAATTCAGTAGGTGCGATGACGGCTCTGGACTTCTCCTTGCCGTGAGTGTTTGTAGCATCGGGGTCCTTGGTATCATCAATAGCAAATAGACCATTGAGTGCGTACTTACGGGCGTAGGAACTAGCTGAACCAGTTATCTGTGCCTCGTCCATACCCTTCTTAACTTCGGACTCCCTTGCGTAAGCTGTTGTTTCAGCGATGGAATCGGAGTGCGATTCGTGGACCGTGGCTGTAGTCTTAACATACACTCGGCCGCCTACCTCTACTACTTCATCACTAATAGTAAGGAAGCAGTTGTACTTATTTAACAGGGGCTTTACAGCCTCTAGTATATCTTCACAGGAGCGATACTTGTACCCTCCGAATTTATTAGTCTGTCCCTTCGGAGCCTTTAGCTCTGATTGGATGGACTGCATTATTTTTGCGACATTGCCGCTTGTTTTATTTGTCATAGTTTTGTTTTATTATCTTACGAAAAAGTTCTGATCGTTGCTTTTGATTTTTGCATTCATTGATTTCTTCTGTACTTGCCCCGATGGATTCAAGTTCTAGCACCTGCTCACTGGCAGTCAAACTATTTTTAAACTTATTTGTAAGTTGTATAAGTCCAACAGGGTGAAGGACATACGATGTTTCCTGTTCAAGATATCTTGCCATTGCCCTCAAAGTTTTTGGGAGTTCTTCTTTTTTCCCTTTGCACATTCTTAAATAAAAATTCTCAACTTTTCCAAGTAGACTGTTCGCCTGTCTTGAGATTACACCTCGGACCATACCAGTCTGATGATCGTGGTCCAGCACCCAGTCATTTGTTTTTATTCTCAGCACGGGACAGGACTTCGGCGTGTGTTCTTGCCTGTATTCCTTTACCTTGTTTTGAGAAAGGTAAGCCATAATCATTTATCAATAATTTGTACTGCCTGCAGGTCCAAGACATCCTGCATCTTTATCATTGATATCAAATCCTGTGCGCCCTTGCGTTGATAACCCTTGTACAGGGCTTCGGAACTTCGGGTAACCCTGTCATCCAGTTCGCATTTCTTTAAGGCCATATCGTACAAATAAATCCTGCGTACAATTACGAAGTCATTCTCTCTTTCAAATGCTATGTAGTCCACATCGGATGCCAGCCATCCCCTACTCCCGTGAATGTTTTTAAATTCCAGCCATACTAATTCGTCTTGCTCGGTGTTGTCATTCCTGCGTATTCTTTTTCGGGCCTTTACATCAATCGTACCTCGGTCAGTAATATAATCGTAGTGCTTGTACTGCTCCTCAAGAGTTGCGGGCCTGTACTTTATACCTTTACCCTTCAATAAATTTTGAAAGGATTCCTCTACACCTTGGCCCCTGTTCCAACAAGGTGTATCAATAAAGTCAGTTGTTTTCATTGGACTCCTCAACGGAAATAATTTTACCAGTACCTCCTCTTTTGAATACACATACACCGCTTTTTTCGGGTTTCTTTTTAAGTAAATATTTTACTGCAGTGCTTGAATCCTTGGCCCACTTGTTTGTCTTACCGATGTAAGCCTTGGGCATATCATCGCGTATGTATTTAATACAATACCTATTCACTTCAAAAGTTATTTTGTAAGCGTTCAACTCTCGCTCTTCCAGTAATATTCATCAGTATCACCGAGCCTGTATCTGTATCCATTCTCCACCTGATAAAACTCAGTTGAGACATTGAAGTCAGGCTGCAACGGTTCGTTCGGAGTAAGGGAGTTGTCGTACACCCTCATACGATTGTTCGGGTACAGGCAATACTGACCGTTCTCTAGTTCCAAGCAGTTAAATGATTTATGTTCAGCTGGTATCTCGGATGTACTGTAATCAATTTCGTCATTGTGCGTATGGTAGTTATCCAAGGTAAAAAGGTAAGTTGCTTTGACTGTCTTGTGCGAGCGTGTCAGTATCTCGTAGTCCATTGATCCTATGAACTGCTTTGTTATACAGGTTAGCCCGTAGTCCATACAGTTCCAAAACTGCAAGTCGTGAAGGGGCAAGTCCTCGTCGGGTTCTTCGGGGCTGGATACAAAGGCCGAGATAGGTAGCTTGTCAAACAAAGCACCGTACTTAGGTAGGTATGTCTCGAAGTAAAAAGCCCTGCCTGGAATGCTCTTGGCCGTTACCCACACGCCCTCCACATATTCTCCGTGGCCCTTCTCTCCGTCGTGAAGGTACTCCTTGCGTACCCATACTTTGTTGGATGGTATATTACATATTAAGTCACTCATAATTATTAGTCATCAAAGATTACTGTAAATCCTACGCCCGCATTAGTCCCTATTACATTGAAGTCAATCCATTCCATAGCTTCTATCTCAGTCATATCATCATTGCTCATAAAAAGTTCTACCATTTTACTATGCAAATAGCATAGCTGGCCGTTGTGGTCCACGCCTATTACCGCATCGTCAAGTCCGTGAAACCTGATCGCCTTCGGGTCACAGCAGTCCAGGTAATATTCAATCTGTGAAAATTTTTTAATCATAATTACATCCTCATTAACCAGTAAAGTTCAGCACATTTCTTAGCTATCTTTATCCCCTTCTGCATCTCGGCTTCGGTCCACTCCCTGTGATAATGCTTCTTTGTATCGCAGTCAATTATGACTGATCTGCATTCGGGCAAGTAATCCAAGTTGTGTTCCTTCATTAGCATAAAGGATTCAATGGAGAGTTGCTGGCAGTCCTTGTCGTATGTCTTAGCCTTTCCGCCTGTATTGGTACGGCACTTGTAATCCGCAAGAAAGACTTTGCCATCTGAATTATGTCCAATGAAGTCCACGCTACCAGCAATCTTGATTCGGTTACTTGCTATAATTTTCTCACAGGCTATGGGCCGTACTCCGTTCGCCTGTATCCATTCTATGAATGGCATTGACCACTCGTCCCATACCGATGGTGCTGGCCTGAACTCCGAGCCTAGGAATCCGTACTCAACTTCCTCCTCAATAGCTTTGTGTACAGTTGTACCGAACTCCGAGGATTCAATTATCTCACCGCTTACTGGGTGCTTCCGTGTCCCGTAGGTAAGCCTCTCAATATCTTGCCACACCAGTTCGGGGTTATCCCTCGCCAGCTGGGTTATCATTCGGGGCTTATATATGCTATCTAAAAATGCGTCCTTTACTATCCCTAATACAGTTGTTACTGATGGATAAACCTTGCGTTCCTTTCGGGCCTTCGCAGGTGTGCCAATACTTGGCTCAAATTGTGGGTTACTGATGTCCGTGCATTTATAGAAGTGAGCCATAATTTATGTATAAAAAAAGGGTGAAGGACCAGTACAGTCCCCCACCCTCTCGTTGTCAACCACCAATACTAAAGTTCTTCTTGGTCCAATATGAAGTTAACTCCATCTCTGAGTGCGTCAAGTTTAGAATACTCAGATTTTTTATAATCATAATCCCATAACTTTAACCCTTCGTTATCTAGAAGTATAAGCGTAGTCTCGGAATCATCCATTATGTTATCAACATAGACGGGCCTTAGTTCCCTCTCTGCTATAGCTTTTAGTAATTCCCTGTCAGTACGAGGTGTTACCTCGGATCGGACTGGCATTATGTACCTGTCCCCATCAGTAAGGAAGCCTACATAGGCATCAGAGAATCTACCTCCGAGTCCCAGTACCGATACTATCTCGTCCTGTGGTAGCGTCAATGACGGCCCCTCAGGGTGCGTGTGTATTTTTATTTTCATATTTTTATTTGTTGTTAGAAGTTACCATTTATTAGGTCATTCAATCTTTCAATATTGGAGTAATCACCTACCCCAGTATAAATAGGAAAGCCAAGCGGCTTACCCTCAATATCTAATGGTGTCCCGTACCTCATATTACCGAACTGCTTCCAGTCAGGTATGTAGTAAACGGATATACCATTGTCGGACTCCTTTATGGATTTACCATTGGAGATGATTGTATTAACGGGCGAACCCGTGACCTTACCCTGACGGGCAAGATCAACGAATGCTCGGAATGGATTAGCATTGATAGCCCAATCCATACTGGAGGCTACTAGGAATGTACCCCCCTTGATGTTTGTTTTATTATTTGTATTCATAATTTTTAGCCATAGCGATTGAGCTAATGCTTAGGTTTTGTAATATTTCAAGTGGGTCAACGCCCTCAGCTACCTGTAAGTTTTCCAATATCTCTTGGTCACTCTCTCTAGCACCGAGTACCCTACCGAAGCCGTATCGGCCGTCAGTAAAGTAAAAGTAAGGGACTTCATCGTCCCTCCTTTCGCGGAAATTTATTTCAGTAAGCACCATTGGCTTATCGTCAATGATGTACGCCTGTCCGATTTGTAATTCTGTTTTCATTATGAATCGTACTCCTTTACTCCCATTTGAAAGCCGAAAGAATAATCGGCGTGCCGTTCGTCTTTAGTTGAGTACGGCGGTTTGAAGTTGTCCCCCGACATAGCATCGGAGAACCCTTTATTGTATGCGGTTTGAGATAGGATCATAGTGTCCTCGCTCGTTGCCCTCAGTTTTTTTACTAAGGCTTCTATTCTTAAGAGCCTCTCGTAATAATCGTGAGGTTCGGGTTCGTTGAGTGCATTTTGCACTTCGCTATGTAGTTGTTTTATTACTGTTTTCATATTTTTATTTACGCCTGTATTAACTAGCGTCTGTATTGATTATTTGATTTTTGCAAACAGGGTGCTTGCACCCAAAAAGCCCACGCCTTTTGAGCGTGAGCTTGTTTGTTTAGTAATTAGTCTTGATCGATTGCTATGCGTGTGGAATTACGATCATGCCCTACGCATAGAGTCCCATTGTTTACAATAAAATCGGACTGCCAACCTGAGTTTTCTGTGTCGAATTTGCCAGCTACATTAGTCCAGTAATGTTGCCTACCAACATAGGTTGGTTTGCCATTCACTACTTTGTAATGATCACGATAATGCTGACCATTTACTGACCAGTTCCCATTGTCGCAGATTACTGTTTCGCCCTCTATTTTTGAGATTGTTTCTTCGATATTCATAGTATGTATATATTTGATTGGTTGATTGTTAGTTCGACGGCGTGTCCGTCTACCCAGAAAGCCCCCTAGCGAATAGCTAGGAGGCTGTTGGATTAGTATCCGACTGAGTATGCCCAGTCTTCAATTTTATGCATTATGTAATCGGGGATTACTCTATCTTCGTTCCCGTTGTACAAGCCTTCTCTACTAGCCCTTTCTATTGAGCCGTGCATATTACCTTTTGAAATGTAACCTTCCGTGGTCTGTCCATCTCCGTAATCTACGCCTGTTTTAACTTCTACATTGTATCCTTTGATGCGTGTTTTGTATACTTTTTCTTTCATATTTTTGATTGGTTGATTGTTAATCGTAAGCGGTATGCTTACACCCAAAAAGCCCGTACCGATTAAGGTACAGGCTGATGGATTAACTCTTGGCGAGTCTCAATGCACTGCTGTGAACTACGCTTGCTACACCCTTGGGGTCAGGGGCGATGCTTTGTTGGTTTGCCCAACTGATCATCGAACTGGCTAGACTGTAGAAGTCTGCTTGCGCCATTGGCTTTTCTTGGTTTAATAGGCAAGAGTTCTTGTGCTGTATGTATGCTTGTTGAATAGTCATAATATTTGATTGGTTTTACGCCTGTATTAATTGGCGTGGGTTGATTGTTCATCTGTATTTGTACGGGCTTTGAACCGTCTCAGAATTGAGGCTACATTACCAATCTATGTCCCACTTACTAAGTCGTCAGACCCTCTGGGTTTCACCCCGAGGAAGTTAGCGTTTGGACTGTCAAAGAACGGGAACTGCACAAACACAATACCATTCATCACAGAAGGAGTCAAGCACATTCCGTCATTTATTTTAAAATAATTCATTTTTCTTTAAATCCCCTTAGTAAATCAATATAAACTTTTTTTTCGGGGAGCAGTAAAAGAGTAGGGGATAGGCTCAGTATCAACCGTAAACATTCAGTCCAATAACGGCACAATAATACCCGTACAAATTCACGGCCGTAATGATACAGGAATGCACCAGCACGCCCCATAATCGCCCCACAAAGGGCTGAATCAATACAATAGGTACACAATCGGTAGAGTAGGGGAGTACTCAAAGGTAATTAGTACTGCAATTAGTAATACGATGCTGGGGATACATTACGCTTTTACAAAAGAAAAAGGGCGTTCACACAAGTAAAGTAGGGTAGAATAGGTGCGTATATGGTTGTGGCACAGAGGTTTAGGGCAATACAGGTTACAATTAGACATAACATATATTGTGCGCTCCATATATCTGCACAGGGCAAACATACAAGCCCTAACCTTTCTGCACCTGACAGGGGTCGGGGGGGTCATCGCGTGCGTCTACGCTAGATAGGTGTATCTTCAACCAGGGCTTAAAAAAATATCCCTCTCAAGGTCGCCCTTGGCCCCCCTTCCTTAAGGTTCCTTCCTTAAGGTTCTTACCTTAGGTAATTTACTTCTTACAGAAGTCTTACTTAAAAGATCAGTGTTCCTTAAGGAATAAAGGATTTGAAATATGTGTCAAGCCCGTACTCAAATATTCCTGGATATTTCTTCGTTCCCCCGATGGTGGACCCCGACCTTGACGGATCCTAATATATTCTATAAAGAATTAATGATGCACAAAAAGGAAGAGCTAATGCAACAAATATCCGAATCCATTCAGGATATTGTAAAGCAGAAGGAAGCCATCCAGGCTAGAAGCCTTAGTAGGCACAATCCCCAGAAGGTGGCCGAGATATTGTACCTATATAGTACAGGGAGTTCCCAGACCAGGATAGTAAAGAAGTACGGATTTGATAGGAGTACAGTAATATCAGTCCTTACTGATTACGCGGATCACCTCGGTAAGTTCAGGGACCTTTCGGGCAAGATAGCGGCCCAGAATTATTTAAATCTATCCAGCCTTGAGGAGGACCTTATTGATAAGGTCAGGGACAGGATGGAGAATGACCCAGAGATGGAGGTAAGTTTCAGGGATTTAAAGGAGTTATCAATAGCTAAGGCAAACGCTTCAAGGGAAGCATTAACAGCAAGAGGGGAGGCTACTCAGATAACTGAGGATAGGAAGGTATATACTCAGGATGAGTACGATGCAACAATCAAGGCAGCCAAGGATAGACTAAAGAAGATAAAGGAGGACAGCCTAGAGGCTGAGTTCATTGAGTCCAAGGATGGATGAAGATATTGCAGCGAAGTTAAGAGAGATACTTGGGGAGTATTACCCCAACTATTTGATTGTCGTCCTAGATGAAGAGGGGGAGGTACAGTCCAGCTGTACAAGTTTTTCTGTAGGTAGAATGCTTATAAAGGAGGCATCCCTTGAATACTGCGATGATAATACTGAACTAATATACGACGAGGATGAATAACTCAGAATTAGTATTTACACAGCACCCAATCCTCAAGCCACCTACGGATGAGGAGATAGTACAGCTCGGCGAGCTGGAACCAAAGTTACTAGCGGATTTGCACGAGGCTCACGAGGGTAGGATCAAGGCATCCCAGGATGATCCACTTAGGCACGGATTTGAATTATCGGGGTGGAGTAGAATGCGAGACGCATTAAAGGACTACGATGAAGTTATTACATTCGGGGGTAACAGAAGTGGTAAGACAACTGGTTGTGCCAAAATGATTATGGAGGCTGTTACTCAGAATGAGGACGGCCACCTTGTGTGCTTCAGTCAGAACGCGGACACATCCGTAAAGGTTCAGCAGGCTGCGGTCTGGGAAATGATGCCCAAAGAATTCAGAAAGAAGACCAAAAGCATTGAGGGTTATATTAATTTCAGTATGCAAAATGGATTCACTGGTTCTAGTTTCATCTTTCCAGATACCAGAACTAGAGTGGACTTCAAGACATATACTCAGTTCAGCAATAACCAAACAATCCTTGAGGGCTTTGAGTTCGGATTCAAAAAATCAAATGCACTCAACATAGGGGCCTGGTTGGATGAATACTTAGGTGACGCTGCACTTGTAAATACATTAAGGTTCCGTCTAGCTACAAGAGATTCCAAGATGATTCTTGGGTTCACTCCTATTGATGGGTACACACCTTTTGTATCCGAGTATTTAAAGGGGGCCGAAACACTGGAGACAAGGAATGCTGAATTACTTAATAAGTCCGTGCCAGTAAAACAATACAGCCCAGAAAGGGATGCGGGAATAGTCTACCTGCATTCGGATGAAAACCCATTCGGGGGATATGACCGTATAGCAAAGGACCTAAAAAACTCCAGCGAGGACACAATTATGGTCCGTGCATATGGATTGCCTACTAAGTCAATGACTTCTCTTGTGCCGAACTTTTCACCTGAGGTAAATGTTCTAAGCGATGAACCAAACAAATACGGAATGACATTTCCGCCTCTTAATAATCTAACCTGGTACCAAGTAGTGGACCCCGCCTTTGCTAGGAACTATGTAAGCATCTGGGCTGGTGTATCGGAATCCGAGAATATATACATAAGGAGAGAATGGCCAGATCGGGAGACATACGGGGAGTGGGCATTATTCGGGGACCCGAAATGGAGGTACGGGCCAGCGGCCAAGAAGGTGGGCTACGATGTGGAGAAGTACTCAGAACTTTTCAAAGAAATAGAGGAAGAGCTAGGTATTAAAGTAACGGAGAGGATTGGGGACTCCAGATTCTTTGCTAAGGAGAACGAAAATAACACGGACTTATTCACTAGCTTCTATGATTTCGGTATGAGCTTCATACCCTCAGATGGTCAGACTGAGGCAGTTGGTGCTACAGCTTTGGACGAATGGTTCTTTTATAGCCCTGACTACGAAATTGACGAAGCGAACCAACCACGCTGTTATGTTCACAAGGATTGCGGTAATTTAATTGAATCAATAATAAGCTATAACTCAATGGGTAAATCAGACGAAGCCTTGAAGGATTTCTTTGATGCGTTAAGATATTTACGAATGTCAAACGCTGGGATGGGTCCTGATTACTTTATGGAGAATAGTATGGAAACAACAATGCGAGATAAAGGAGGGTACTAATGCCAAAGATAAAACTAATATATTTAGCTGATGATTACGATGTTCCATTTGATGAGGCCATAGAAATTGTCAAAGAAAAGATACCCCAGGAATTTGTTACTGGAAGGGGTAGGAACTCCTGGATATCGGAGGAGGGTCAACAGATTATTAAGGATGGATTATTTATTAATGAAATAATACCTAAGAACTACATAGGTAAGGTTGTATCAATATGTCCAAATACTAGGTACAACTTTGTTTATAGTAAAGAGATAGGTAAAAAGATTCCAGTAATGATACCCAGGAGGCTTCGGGGTTCCCTTGTTGGTAAGATGATTAACTTCGAAGGCATTGAAGATGACCGAGGTATAAGTTACCGATATGTCAAAAAGTAGTAAAAGAAATTTTACACTGGACCAGAAATGGTGCAGGGAAAACTCAGATAGACTTGCGTCATTTGAGATATTAAAAAGATATGTTAAGCACGAGACTAAAGTACCTATGACAGCTGAGGACCTGTATGATAAAATAGGTTTTTCTAAAACACAATGGGCTAGACTGTTGGAATCCATAAGGGAACGAATGAATGATAAATGACAATACTTCAGAGGCTTTGACCTACCTGTCGGATGAACCCGACATTCAAGCATTAAACCAAGCGTACAACCAGACAGTAACTGAGCTGGAGGCGTACTTTGATTTATGTAGAACATCCTACGATGATCGGCGTAATTTTTGGCCAGGCAAGTCCAGGGATCACAGAAAGCACGGAGCTGACGCATTCCCCTGGGAGGGTGCATCGGACATTGAGTGCCATCTTATTGATGAAAGAATTACTAGACTAGTAGCTTTATTTATGTCCTCACTTCGTCGGGCAAATGTAAGAGCATTCCCAGTTGAAAGCGGAGACATAGCCAGAAGTAAACTAGTATCAGGATTTTTAAAATGGATGGTTAGCTCAGGGTACATACCCCGCTTCTATAGGGAGATGGAACTAGGTGCTAACTATATGCTGGAGAGGGGCATACTTATTACATATGTTGGCTGGCACAGGGAGGACAGAACCTTCAAGCAGCTTATTGATATAAATCAAGTTGCAGAAATAAGCCCTGAGGCCGCTATGGCAATACAGTCAGGGGATTCCGACGAGGAATTAACACTTCTGCTTCAAAATACTTTTGATGGGGTAACCGAGAAAAGAGCCAAGAAAGCATTAAAAGAGTTAAGAAAGAACGGGGTTACTGAACTTCCAGTCATTAGACGGCAAGTGAATTCTCCCGAAGTAAAAACATTAGCACCTGACGGCGATTTCTTCTTCCCACCATATGTTACTGATCCACAACGAGCACCGTATTGTTTCTGGAAAACTTATTACACACCTCAAGAGCTTCAGACAAAAGTAAGTACTGATGACTGGGACGAGGACTTCGTGGAATATGTTATATCAAAATACAGAGGTGTAAATATTGATTCAATAGAAAGAGAGCAAGAGGGTCGAAGAAGTATAAGCCTAACTGACAACGCTTATGAAGCGGATGAACTTATTGAAATAGTCTACGGTTACCAAAGACTTATTGATGAGGAGGATGGCTCCGAGGGTATTTACTGCACAGTATTCCACAAAGAGTTCAGTGGTAATGACTTAGCTCCTGGTTACGCCAAGTTTGAACTAATGAATGGTTACGAGGACTATCCAGTAGTAGTAACTAGACTAGCGGAGGACACAAAAAGACTCTACGATACTCAGACTATACCAGATATTCTTCGTGGTATACAGAATCAAGTAAAGGTAGAAAAGGATTCCAGGATTGATAGGAACAGCCTAGCTACCCTACCCCCTATACTTCACCCAGTAGGACAGGCTCCTACGGACTGGGGTCCAGGTAGAATGATTCCATATCGCCGCAAGGGTGACCTGGACTTTGCTCCAATCCCATCCTACAATCAGGGATCACTGGAGATGGAGACTACTCTTACGGAACTAGCAGATAAGTTAGTAGGTCTGGATGAGAAATCAAAGATGAGTACAGTCCGTCAGCAGTTCCTTGTGGATAAGTTCCTTAGCCACACGGCCGAGGTACTTAGGATGTCATTCAAGTGCTTCCAAAGATTCGGACCAGATGAAGTGTTCTTCCGAGTTACTGGTATTCCTGACCCACAAATATTTAACAAGGGTAACCCTGATGAGAACTTTGATATATTGATTAACTTTGATGTACTTAATACTGATCCTGATAATGTCCAGGCTAAACTCAAGCAGTTCTCCGAGCTTACTCAGTTCAATACAAATAATCGTATGAGTATGGATAATTTCCTGGATATTGCTGCTAGTGCAGTTGATCCAGTTATGGCTGACGCAATTTTACAGCCAGTTGAAAGTGCTCAAGAGGAAGTTGTAAAACAAGTTACTGATGACTTAGCTAAAATCTTTGCGGGTATTGAAGTACCAGCTAGACCAGCGGGAGCACAGATTGCTATGCAAGTTATACAGCAATACACTCAGCAACCAGATATCGCCCAACGAGCTGCTACAGATGAAGCATTTTCGGGTCGTTTGCAAAAATATGTTGGACAATATACATTCCAGATGCAACAAGCACAGAATGCACAAATTGGTAGAATCGGAACAGCCCCTGCACAAATGGGCGAAGTTAATACTCAAAGTATGTAGCAATGGACTTTTTTGTCTCTTGCCACTAAGTACTTATTCAATGATGGAAACAAATAACCAAACATCCACTGACTTCGTAAATGTTCGTACTAAGCAGTTAAACAATAGGGAGAAGCGGGACCTCAATATGAGGTATGTTGGGTCCACATTGGTAAAGTACTTCGGTAATAATGCACCTCTAATATCAGCTATGCTTGGCAATATTGATGTAGAAACTGGGGGAACATTTGACTACAAGCAAAAGCAAAAAGGGGGTAACGGTTACGGATTATTTCAATTCGATTTTCACAAGCCGTACTACAACGAGTTCCTTAAAGAAAATAACTTGACCGACGGTGTTGACTCCCAGGTGAGATACACTTATGAAAACATATATGGTAAAAAACAAAATGTTTTGGGAGCAGGTAATGCAAAAAAACTAAGGGAATCCTTTGCATCAAATAAAACTCCAGTTGAACTATCTGACGATATAATGAACATTTTCTTAAAGCCAGGGGTGCCTCACGCTGATAGACGAAGAGAATCAACCAATATGTACTCCTTGGCTATAACTCCAGCTAAGTAATGAAAAATATCCAGGATGATATCAAATCGCTTCAAAGTTATGAGGCGTTCGCTAGGTTTATAAATTTACTTCACTCCCTCAGGGAGGAAACTATTTCGGAGCTTCACGAAGCACCATCCGAAAAGATGCAACAAATATCAGGCCGTATAATTACATACGATCAGGTACTACAAATGTGCGATTGGGAAAAACTACAAGCATCCTACAGTGACAGGATGTAACCCATCGTGATATAATCCAAACATCGCAATCTCTCGGCGTAAATGAGTGGCTATTATGACAGACGAAAACACAACTGCAGTCTCTGGGGCAGACACAAAACCAGTGGAAAATAGTAATATATCCGTAACGGACTTCGCAAATCGAAGACTGGGCGAGATGAAATCCGAGCCAAAGGCTGAGGAAGAATCAGAGCCAGTTGAAGAGGAGTTAACTGAAACTACCGAAGAAACTACCGAGGAGGCAACTGAGGAAACTCAAAGTACCGAAGAGGAAAGTACTGAGGTAAATGAAGATTCCGAGGATGTTCTTTCACAGATTGACTTGGACACTATGTCCGAGGAGGAGTTACAGGAGTTATCCGAAAAACTAGGCAGTAAAGCTGTCGCAAGATTTGGTGCTTTGACAGCAAAACGCAAAGCAGCAGAGGAGCGATTAGTAGAACTTGAAGCCCAGCTCAAGGAGAAAAAAAATCCATTAGAAACCAAAAAGGAAATACAAAACAACCCTTTTCAAGAATTAAACACAATCGAGGAGTTACAGAATAAGTCCTCGGAGGTTGATAACATTATTGAATGGGCTGAGGATTTATTGTTCGAGAGTGATAGCTACGCCGCTGATGATGTAATAACAGAATTAAACGGCAGTGAGTTAACTAAAGCTGATGTAAGACGGTCCCTCCTACAAGCCAGGAAGGCAAGTAAAACATTTTTACCCGATCAACTTCGTAAGGTTGAGTCCCAAATAAAAGGGACAGAACTTGAGAAGGCATTTGATAAAAGGGCTAAGGATGAATTATCTTGGCTGAGTGGTGATGACAATGATACAAGGCGGCAATACGAATCCACAATAACTGATCCTAGGTTTAAAAAACTAAAGGAGATTGTTAAGAGGGAAACCCCCGAAATATCAGGTCAACTTGATTATTTCTTTGCTCACGCTGCTAACAGCATATATGGGCGAAAGGAAATACCTCAGGGTAAATCAGGTGTAACTATGACTCCCCCAAAAACTGGACCAAGTGGTTCAGCTAAATCGGAAAAGTCCCAGTCAAGAACAGCAAAGGCAATCCAGGAATTGCAAAGTCAATTCAAACAATCGGGTAACGCCCGTGATTTCGCTGCACTTAGAAAATTACAAATGGCTTCACGCCGCTAACTAACTCATTAACAATAATCATTTAATAAAATGTCATTCTCAAATACATTCGATACTACATCTCCAGGATCGGCTGCTTCTAACAGGGAGGACTTGACTGATGTCTTGACCATCCTTGCTCCAGAAGAGACTCCTATCCTTTCGTCTGCTAATAAAGAACGCGCTACTGCAACTAATGTTGAGTGGACTGTTGACAGCCTTTCTGCCCCCAGCACTGCTGGTATCTCAGAAGGTGCTGATGTAACAGCATTCACTGACAAGTTCGCTGGCCGTGCTAGACTTGGCAACCGCATACAAAAATTCCGTCGTGACTATATGGTTTCTGATCTGCAAGAAGCAGTTGATTCCGTTGGTCCCGCTAAAATCGCACAAGCTGAAGCTAAAGCTATCCGTGAACTAAAGCGTGATGTTGAAGCTACTATATCTGGAACTCAGGACTCAGCCACAGAAGATGGTGCTAGTACAGCAAATCAACTTCGTGGACTTGGTAAATGGTTAGCTAGTGGAAAAACTGGCGATATCGCTGTTGCTAGTGATGTTCCTGCTGCATTTGCTACTCCACAAGATTCTGTAGAGGTTGATGCTGCTAACTTCACTGAAACAGAACTTAATACACTTATTAGTTCAATATTCCGTGTAACTGGTTCTACAAACAGTCTTAGTTTAATTGCTGACACTTCTCTACGCACAATTATAGCTGACTTTGCTCGTACAACTTCATCTGCTACAGATAATGTTCGTACAGTAAATTATGATGGCAACAGTGGTACTATTAAACTATCTGTTGACCTCTATGAGTCAGATCACGGTGTTGTTTCAATAGTAAATATGAACCCTGATTGTGCACCTGATACTACTAATAAAAATTCTGGTTATATTGTTAATCCAGAATATTATGGTATCCACGAACTCATCCCAATGGGAAGCACTCGCCTTCCTAATCTTGGTGGTGGTGAGCGTGGTTTTGTTGACTGTGCATTAACCCTTGGCGTGTACCACCCAGGTGCTCACGGTAAGATTATTAACTAATTAACCAAGGAGATATAATACTATGGCAGACATAACATTAAAAGCAGTTAGAAACATTGAGACATTAGCTCACGGATATAACTACGAAGGAACAGTTGATTTAGCTGAAGATATAGCTACAGGCGGTGTAAGCGACTTAAAAGTTGGAGGAGCACAGCTTGCAGGGACTATATCAAAGGCAGCAATCGTTGTTGATGAACTTGTACCAGAAACATCTTCTGGAGGAACTACATACACTAGTGTAACAGTTTCCCTAGGAGATGATGATGATTCAGGTGACGATAACTTAGTCGATGATGTCCAAGTTGAAGAAACTAATGGAAGTGTGGCAAGTGTAGGAACAGCTTTTGTAAATACAGGAGCATCTATTGCACTACCATTGCTTACTGATAAGATTAATCTTTTAGTAACTTCCGCAGGAGAAGCTGATGAAGCTCTTATGACTGGAGGAAAACTAAGAATATTCTTAGAGTATCACCCAACAGCAGGTGAACCCTTCAATGGTTAATTAAATTCTGGTCGGGGGGCTTCGGCCCCCCACCTTTTTTATATGGATATAATTATCCCTAATTTTAAGCGGTACTCCGATGGTGAGATTGATCGTGCTTTTATGAAGGAAATCAAAACTGGCTTCAAGCTGGAGAGAGAGACTGAACATAAAAGGGTCGAACAAGCCAAGAAGGAAGCAAGGGAACTAAAAGGTAAGACTCACCCTACCCTAGGTAAGCCAGTTGCTACAATACCAGCAAGAGAGTTTTTTAGACTCACAAAGAAATACGGTCACGAGACTGTGCATTCAAAAGAATTTTTAAAGTACTACAATAAGAAGTTTCCCGAACTAAGCCCAAATAAAGCATAATGCAGACTCGCACCTATAAGGATTTATTTAGATTAATTACCTCAATGATAGGTACTGGGGGCGAACTACCTGGTAGCGGAACAGAGGATACACAGGTAGCGGACTTCATAAACAGAAGGTTTCAACAAGCGTTTGATGAAAGTCCTATATGGCCTAGGTATTTTGTTTCTTCCGAAGAAAGGACATTAGTTCTTTACGAACTATCTGGTGCAAGTTCTAGCACTAGCACAGCGGTAAATGGAAAATATAAATTTTTTGGTATTAACTCTGGAAGTTTTGAAGGTGGGGGAACATCAAAGGCTGATACTAATATCTACCAGAATACGGATTCAACAACAACTTTTATTTATAAAAACTCATCTAACGCTTGGGTTGTTGCTACTGGTATTAGTGCAACTGACACAAGATCATCGGATGGAAAAATATCGCTTAATGGCGCGGGAACTGCTCAATTTACCGAGGCAGATACAACTAAAAATGATGCGGTAGAAGATGTAACAACCTGGACTCCTCGCAATGGTTCTAATCTTCTTTCGGTAGTTAAAAAATATATAGTTCCTTATGCTGAGGGGGGAATACTTACTTCTGATTCTGCAAAAACAACCATTGGTGATTTTAATCGCATTCACCGAAAGAGAGCGTTTGTAAATAACTCAGCCGTTGAATACGAGTTCTTTGTAGATTTTGATGGAGCTAATATACTAAGCATTTCTAATACAAATGACACATCGGCATTTGTTTCCTACAAAAAGCAGTTCACACCATTTACTGTTACAACTGATTTCTACAACTCAACGGTTGAAGTACCAGGTGAGTTCTTTAACTTCATAGCTCACGCTGTGTACGCTGACTTTCTCCGTGTGCAGAATCGCCAACAGGAGGCTATAGCCGAGGAGCAAATAGCACAGACTTACTTAGCTCAAGAGCTAGAGAAAATAGATATTAGAAATAACAACAATACTGTGAACAAACGATTTTCCACATATGTAAATCGTCAATCACGATAACCCATATGATATAATACAAAACTATGGCAAGATCAAGAAATAACGCGTTGGAGTTCAGCTCCGC